ATGGATATTTACAGCTACAGCCCCTTGAATGGGGAATATCTCGGCACCGCGCAGGCCGAGGCCAGCCCGCTGGAACCGGATGTTTTCCTGATTCCCGCCCATGCCACGACCGTTGCCCCGCCGCAGCCGCAACCGTTGACCTGCGCGGTCTTCGATCCGGCGGCGCAGGCTTGGGGTTTGGTTCCCGATCATCGCGGCCAGTCTGCCTGGAGCACGACGACCGGCCAACAGGTTGACGTCACCGAATTGGGCAAGAGCTTGTCCGATCTTGGCCTGACTGCGGTGGAACCGCCGGCCAGCCCGGTCCAATGGGATGGCTCTGCTTGGCAGCCCGATCTCGCTGCGATCAAAGCCGCCCATAACGCGGCGATTCTGGCTCAGATCGCAGCACTCGACATTTTCGTCCCGCGTGGCTTGGAGGACGCCATCGCCGCCTATGGTTGGGACGTCACCAAGCTGCCGGCCATTCAGCAAGAGCGGCTGAGCCAGAAAGCGGCCCTGCGCGCGGAGCTTCAGAAGTAGCCGAAAGCACCGCCGTCTCATCCACCCCCAACCGCCCGCGAGGCGGTTTTTTTGTGCCCGGTTCCCATCAGAACTATTGCTGGGGGCCGGGTGCTTTGGGGGCGGAGGAAAATCCGGAGAAGCCCAATCGACGGCTTGCTCGCCTGCATGACGGTCGGCGACACGGTCTTTTTGACCGACGCCGTTCCTTACGCGCAAGAGCTTGATCAGGGATATTCGCCCAAGGCCCCCGCGAATTTCTGGGAAATGGCGGCCGAGCAGGCTGTCCACGACCAGGATGGCGCCGACTGGGCCGCGCAGGTGCAAGACCGCTTCGCCCCTTTCTAAGGCATTCCCATGTCCATCGATTTCGCCGATATCACACGCGCCATCCAGGCGCGCCTGTCTCCGCAGGCGTGGCCGCAAACGCCGGTCGCTTTTGAAAACAGCGCGTTCATCCCGCCGGCCGACGGCTCGGCGTGGATGCGTCTCTCCGTGATGGAGCGCAACAGCCAACAGCCCGTTCACTGGGCCGCGCCCGAGACGGCGGCGGCCCGGCTGAGCGGGGCCATCTACATCGTCGGCTATGTCCCGCAAGGAACCGGCGATGCGGGGCTGGACCTGCTGCTGACCGCCGCCAAGGCGGTCTTTGAAGGCCAGACCTTCGCCGGCAGCACCAGCCTGATCCGCGTTCAGGCGTCCAGCTCGGTTCTCGCCGGGCCTGAAGCCCCGTGGTTCAAGAAGCTCATCACGTTGCCGTTCTGGGCGACGCCGCTGTAATCCCCCCAGCCTGAAAGACCAATCCCATGCCCGAAGACCCGCCCGACGCGCAAGCGCCGGATAGCCCCGTCATGCCCTCGGCCTCGGTGGTGGGCGATCTTGTCGCCGCCATCGACGCCGCCCCCAGCAAAGCCGGCCTTGCCGCCGCCGAACTGGAGGCGTGGTTCGTCGCCCATATCCACAACAGCGCGATCAGCCTGCAAACCTTCCTTTTCAACGAAACGCACGCCGCCAAGGAACTCTTGCGCGGGCTTCTTCACCACCTCGACGCGGAGTAAGCGCCCATGTCCAACTATTCCTTCGGTGCCGGCTTTCTGTTCGGCACCCGCACCGATATCGCCAATTCGACGCCGCAATTGTTCGGCACCTTGCAGGATGTGAGCGTCGAATTTTCGGCCTCGACCAAGCAGTTGTTCGGCCAGAATCAGTTCGCCGTCATGGTGGCGCGCGGGCAGGCCAAGATTTCGTGCAAGGCCAAGATGGGCTCGTTGTCGGCCAATCTGTTCAACTCGCTGTATTTCGGCGGCACGATGTCGAGCGGCAGCACCGCCATGGCGATTTCCGAAGCCGGCGCCATTCCGGCCTCGACCGCCTATACCGTCACGGTGTCCAACAGCGCCACCTTCCTGTCCGACGAGGGCGCGTTCTACGTCTCGACCGGCGTTCCCTTCATCAAGGTCGCCGGCGCTCCGGCGGTCGGACAGTACAGCGTGTCGGCCGGCGTCTATACTTTCGCCGCCGCCGACGCCTCCGCCGCCGTGCTGATCTCCTATAGCTATGGCGTCGCCGCGTCCGGTCAGAAGATCACCGTGACCAACCAGCCGGTCGGCTCGAATCCGGTGTTCAGCGCGGCCCTGTTCACCCAGGCCAACACCCCCACCGGCAAGAAGACCGCCGTGCTGAACCTGCGTGCTTGCGTGGCGTCGAAGCTCTCCTTGGCCACCAAGATCGAAGACTTCACCATCCCCGAACTTGACTTCGACGCCTTCGCCGATGCGTCGGGGAATGTCTTCGACTGGTCCTTCAACGAGGTGTCGTGATGCGCCCTGAATCCTTCAAGATCACCCTGGCGGGCGTCGATTACGATTGCCCGCCGCTCACTTTGGGCCAGGCCAAGGCGCTGCGGGTGGGCGTCATCCGCGACGCCGCCAACACCCCGGCGGCCGACGACCTGGCCGCCGTCGTGGAACATAACCACGATTACAACATGAGCATCGTCGCCACGGCGCTCAGCCACAAACATCCCGGCATGACCAAGGCCGCGATCTACGACATTCCCGGCCTGACCTTCGACGACCTCGACGCCGCCGCGCTGGCCGTGCTGCGGGCGTCGGGGTGGATCGCCAAAGCGGGGGAAGCCCCGGCCCCGGTTCCGGCGACGGAGTAGACTGGGGCCACATCTACGGGCGTCTTTGTACTTCCCTGGGAAAACTGCCGGCTGAAATCGACGGGTTGTATTTGTGGGAGGCGGAAGACCTCTTCGATTACTGGCGTCAGTCTCCGCCGATACATGAACTGATGGCCGCTTACGTCGGCTATAAACCGCCCGCCACAGCCGCGAAACAGAGCGGGCAAGACTTTGCCTCGTTCTATGCGGAAATGATGGGGTGATGACAACGGGCCGTCCTTCGGGGCGGCCTTTTCTTTTGGAGCATTGCCATGGGCGACGTTACCCTTCGAATCGCCATCGGCAGCGCACCCGCGCAAAGCGGGGCGGCGGCTGGTCGGGATCACCGGCAGGTCCGGTTGATCGTGAAGGCGTTGCCGTCAGTTCCGCCGGGCGGCGCCGAGCGTTTTGAGGCAGCCTATCGGTTGCTGAAATCCGGCGTCGCGCCGTCTCGTTTGTCCGAGGCTTTGCGCCGCGCGGCTGCCGGACTGCCCGAAGCCCCGGCATACTGCGATACCCTGCGGCTCTGTGACCGGGGCGTCGTCCTGGGCAAGGGAACCGTCATCGCCGCCCTTGAGGATCGTCTCGGCGGTCGGGCGGGGCTTGCCATTGCCGGTCAGGAAGAGCGCATTCTCGCCTTGCTCTCCTTTGCGCGTAAGAAACTGGCTCCTCCGGATATTTTACAGGGACTGGAGAGTGTATCACGCATTTTGAATGACAAGGCATTGAGCCAAGCTTGTACCCGTTTGATATTTGTCGGGCAGCCTGCGTTGTGCGATGAAGACTTTGCCGAATTCCTTGACCTTGCATCGAGGGTCTTGGAATAAGGGATGCCTCCCTTCGATTTTCTCAAGAGCGTGGGACTCCTGGCGGCGGATGCGACGCGGGACCTGTGGGACCGATGGGTAGACGGCGACTGTGGCCCCTTGCTGCGCAAGGCCGGTGTGAATGATCGTCATCCCGGCTGGCCGCCGAAGTCGCCCAACGGGCTTGGGGGAAAGTTCCGTCCGAACGATGCCACCCCAGGCATTGGCCATAATGGGGGACCGCCGCTTGAAGAAGGCGGCAAGTTACGGGTGACTGGCAAGATGCGCTCCAGCGCGGTCAAGATCGCGATCCGCGCCCTGGCGCGCGGCGGATTGATTGCAACGGGAATCCTGGCGCCCGAGGCGCTGTTGGCCATCGGGGTCGGCATCGAAGTGGCCGAGGTGGTATATCCTTATATCAAAGCCTATCTGGATGCTCCTCAATCCCTTGAAGCGCTGCAAGAGGGAGCAAAATTCCCGGAACCCGGTTATGATATCCACCATATCGTCGAACAGGCGACGGCGGCGGCCGATGGCAGCGAAACTGCCCAGATCCAAGGCCCGGACAATCTGGTGCGGATTTCCACGGTGAAACATTGGGATCTCAACAGGTGGTACGCGACAAAAAACGAAGCGTATGGAAACATGTCTCCAAGAGATTACGTCAAAGGAAAAAGTTTGGACGAACGTCGCCGGGTTGGTTTGGACGGTTTGCGCGATATTTGAGTTTTGACGCCATGATAAACAGTGATTATTCGACAATGTCGATAGACGAACTTCTGTCGGTATTCGAAAATGCTTGTCTTGAGCAAGACGAGACTTACATCACGGATGACATGGAGAAATTTGATAGATATTTTTTTATTATGGTGGCTGTGGGTGACGAGTTAAAACGCAGGGGCGTGGGGGCTCGGCTTTCTCTTCTTCGTTTTTTCAGTCACGAGAATCCGCAGGTCCGGCTCCAGGCCGCCAAATGTGTCTATTGCGCCGCCCCTAAAGAGGCACGGCAGTGCCTTGAAGATCTTGCCAAGGCGCGGTTGTGCGACCAGTCTTTGGCTGCGGGCATGGCGCTCCGGGCGATTGACAACGGCACGTCGATGTTGACGTGAGGGGAGCTCTTGCGGCGTTCCCTGCGTGCGAAAAAATTTGGATGAACTTCGGCGGGTTGGTTTGCGTGGTTTAGCCACGACTACAACATGGGCATCGTCGCCACGGCGCTCAGCCGCAAACACCCCAATATGACCAAACCCGCGATCCACGATATTCCCGGACTGACCTTCGACGACCTTGACACCGCCGCGCTGCTCTTCACCGGGTGGCGCGCTTTTCTTTTGGGTCCAGAACTCAGGTTGCTCAATAGCTAATTTTCGACGTCATGCCTGCGCAGGCGGGCATCCATGTGTCAAGCGGCACAGCGCTGAGTACCAAACGCTGACTATTGCTTCACCATGGACCCCCGCCTTCGCGGGGGTGACGACTGTGCATCACGGGAAATTAACCATTCATCAACCTGGATTCGGAGCCCCGCGCTTTTCTTTTGGAGTCTTGCCATGGGCGACGTCACCTTATCCATTGCCATCGACAGCGGCCCGGCCAAAACCGGGGCGGCGGCTGTCCGCGCCGAACTGGACGCCATCAAAGCCTCTGTCGCCAGTCTGCTGACGGAGATGCAGGGGGTGGGATCGTCGGCGGGGGCGGCTTTGGGTGCCGTGGCGGTGGCTGCGGAAAAGGCGTCCGCCGCCAGCCTGACTCACGCCTCGTCGGTGCGCGCTCAAACCCAATCGCTTGAGCAGTTGCGGACGATGGTGTCGTCCAGCGTCAAGGAGATGGACTCGCTGGCTGCCGCGACGGATCGCGCCGCGAAAGCATCCCAGACCGCGACCGCCAACGGCAATGCGGCCGGTCAAAAGCCGGGCAAGCAAAAGGGCCAGGCTGCGACCGAAAACGGCAATGCGGCGGATGAAAAGCCGGCCAAGCAAAAGGGTCAAGCCACCCAGATGCAGCAATGGTCCGGCGAGTTGGAGGCGATGAAAGTCGCCCATGCCGGCACTCTGGAGGCCATGCAGGTCAAGGAGGAAGAGTTCTGGCGCGCCAAGGCGGCGCTGGCAACCAAGGGGTCGACCGATCAGGTCATGGCGCTCAAGAATGCCGATAAGGGTGCCGAGGCGATCCACAAGCAGGCGCTGAGCGACGTTCTCGCCAATATGGAGGAGGAGCGCGCCGGCGCGCAAAAGGGCAGCCAGGAGCGCATCGACATCGCCGAGGCCGAGGCGCTGGTCTTGGTCAACACGGCCAATGTGTCCGAAAAAGAGATAAGGGACGCGGAAAAGCGCGTCACCGAGGCCAAGCGCGAAGAGGTCCAGACCCGCAAGCAACTGGCGGCGGAAGAAGCCTCGACGGAGGTACAGCTCAAAAAGATCGGGCTGGCCGAAGAGCGGGACAAGCTCGACGCCGAGGTCGCCATGGGCGATGCGTCGGCCAGCGAGAAATACGCCACCCTGCGCGATCTGGCCGACCAGGAATATCGCCTAGACCTTGATACCTTGGCGCGGAAGAAGGACTTGGCGAAAGGAGATGTCGCCGCCGAACAGGCGGCGCAGGATCAAATCCTGGTCCTGTCGGCCAATTACAATCGCCAATTGACGCAGATGGACCGCCAGCAGGCCCAGGAACGCGCCAAGGATGTTGCATCCTGGACCGCGCCCATCGGTTCGGCGATGAACAGCATGATCGCCGGCTATATGCAGGGGACGCAGACGCTGAAGCAGGTCGCGGCGAAATCGGCCCAGGCCATCGCCGTGTCCTATGCGCAAAAGGCGGCGGGGGCGGTGGCGAATTGGGCGCAAGAGCATATCCTGATGGCGGCCATCTCGTCGATGTTCGGGGCGAAGGAAGTGGGAAACGCGGCCGCCACGACCAATTCGATTACCGCGCTCAAGGCCGCCGCCGCCGCACAGCAAACGACCATCGTGTGGTCGGGATCGGCCGCCGAGGGAACGGCCGTGGCCGCCGGGGAAGCGGCCAAGACCACCGCTCTGACCGCTGGCGCGGAAGAGGGGCTGCTGATCAAGGCGGGGTCCGCTATCAAATCCATTGCCATCAGCGCCTATGAGGCCGCTGCCGGGGCCTATGCCTCCGTCTCGGCAATTCCTTTCGTCGGCTGGGCGCTGGCCCCCGTTGTCGCGGCGGGCGCCCTGGCCGCCGTGGTGAAATTCGGCAGTTCCATCGCCTCCGCAGAAGGCGGGTGGGGCGAAGTGGATCAGGATGGCCGGCAAACCATTCTGCACAAGCAGGAAATGGTGCTTCCCGCCAAATACGCGACCCCTTTGCGCGCCATGCTGACCGGCCCTGCCGGCGGCACGCCCTCTGCGGCTGCCAATGTGACGGCTCCGGCCCTGTTGTCGCGCCCAACGGGTGGTGCCATCGCCACCGTCCCGCAGCAACAGGCAACGGGAACTGATGACGGGGCAGGGGACACCCATGTGCATTTCCACGTCAACGCCATCGACGCCAAGGGCGTGCAGGGGTTTCTCGACCAACACGGGCCGAAGATCGCCAAGACCGTTCAGCAACAGGCGCGGAACTTCTCGCCATCGACGCGGAAGGCGTAGGGGGACTTCGGCGAAGTCCTCCTCTCCAGAAATCGGGAGTGGAGTCAGGAACGCTATCGCCTTACCTGCGACGAGCTGCTGTATCTGCCGCGTAACCTGCGGTCCAACAAGGTCTATGGGTTCAGTCCGGTGGAACAGGTGGCGACGACCGTCAACATCGCCCTGCGCCGCCAGTTGCATCAATTACAGTATTACACCGAAGGCAGCACCCCGGACGCTTTGATCGGCGTGCCGGAGACCTGGGCTCCCGAGCAGATCGGCCAGTTCCAAGCCTATTGGGACGCGCTGCTGGAGGGCAACACCGCCCAGCGGCGGCATGCCCGCTTCGTGCCGGCGACCGTCAGCTACATCCAGACCAAGGAAAACGTGCTTAAAGACGAATACGACGACTGGCTGGCGCGCATCGTCTGCTATGCCTTTTCGGTGCCCCCCGGCGCCTTGGTCCGCGACATGAACCGCGCCACCGCGCAAACCTTGTCGGGCCAGGCGCTGTCCGAGGGGGTGATGCCGCTGATGACCTGGGTCGAAGACCTGGTCATCGACCCCGCCGCCGCCGGAGAGACGGCGGCTGCATAATAATGCCAAGAATAAGACCGCCGAGACCGACAACTCATTGATGCTCCCTGCGTCTTTCCGTATAAGTGAAACACTGCCGCAACATGCAGTATACAAGGGCGTCCTTCGGGGCGCCCTTTTTGTTTGGGGGATGCCTATGTCCAATGCCGTCTACCCGACGTTGGTCGGGCTTGTCTTTGGCAACAAGCGCACACCGGTCTGGTCCACCACCATCCACACGGCGCAAAGCGGGAAAGAGCTGCGCGCGGCGGCGTGGTCCTATCCGGTCTACGACTACGAACTGATCTACGAGGTGCTGCGCTCCGATCCGGCGATTGCCGAATTGCAGACCCTGATCGGGTTTTACAATGCCCGCCAAGGCAGCTTCGATAGCTTTCTTTACTCCGACCCTTCCGACAACAGCGTGACCGGCCAAGTCATCGGCACCGGCAACGGCGTCACCACCGCGTTTCAACTTTTGCGTGCCTATGGCGGCTATGTCGAGCCGGTGACGGCGGTCAACGGGGCGCCGGTCGTCCGCGTGGCCGGCGTCGTCAAGGCGGCAGGGGCCGATTACACGGTGGGGAGCACCGGAATTCTCACCTTTACCGCTCCGCCCGCATCGAGCGCCGTCATCACCGCCGATTTTTCCTTCTATTTCCGCTGCCGCTTCGTCGAGGACTCGCTGGAGTTCACCCAGACGATGTCCGGTATCTGGGAAGCCGCCTCCGTCAAATTCAGGACGATCAAATGAAGCCCGCCAGCCCCGCGCTTGTCGCCTTGTTGGCGAGCGACCAGTTTGTCTTCGCCGATCTTTACACCTTCACCCTGCGCGGTGGCCTAGTGCTGCGCTACACCAGCGCCGATATCGACGTGACCTATGGCGGTCACGTCTTCAAAGCGGGCGGCGAACTGTCCGGCTATTCCCTGGTCCAGGGCGGGCGCATGCGCGTCGTCAAGGGGCTGGAGGTGGACACCACCACCATCACCATCGCCCCCGGCACCCGCGATCGCATCAACGGGCTGCCGATGCTGACGGCGATCAGGCAGGGCTTCTTCGACCGCTGCGCCATCCTGAAGCAGCGCGTCTTCATGGCGAGTTGGGGCGACACCTCGGCCGGCGCGATCATCATCTTTTCCGGCGAGGCCGCCGACATCAAGCCAGGCCGCACCTCCTGCGACATCACGGTGAAGTCGGACATCTATTTGCTCAACGTCGCTATGCCGCGCAATGTCTATCAGGCCAGTTGCATGCACGGCTTCGGCGATGCCGGATGCGGGGTCAACCGCGCTAATTATGCCGTCAGTCTGGCGGTTGCCTCGACCGCCGTCTCGACCACCCAGACCATCTATTGCCCCATCCCCGGCGCCGTCGATGCTTACGACGGCGGCACCATCGCCTTCACTAGCGGGGTCAATGCCGGGCTGTCGCGCAGCATCCACGTTTCCAGCCCCGGCTTCATCCAAACTTATTCCGCTTTTCCCAACGCCCCCGCCGCCGGCGATATGATGACCGTCACCCCCGGCTGCGACAAGACCATGCCCAGCTTCGGTTCCACGTCGGTGACGCAGTACCTCTTCACCTTGGTTGCCGCCGCCCCTGGCTGGGCGGCGGACCTTGGCGTCACCATGACCATTCCCGGCACCACCACGCCGGGGTATTGGAAAACTCTCGGTGGGGATGGAAGTCCCTATTGGGTGTCCGACGCGCTGTATGGCGGCTGGGTGATGACTATTGAAAATGTCATCGGCAGTGACGGCGCCACCTATGACCTTTGGTCAAATACGACTAATGACAGCATCGGGCAAACCACATACCTCATCCCTCGCGGCGCTAACCTTGCTGACTATATCACCGGGGGGCACTGGGTAATCGACGGCAGCACGACGACCGTATGGATCCCCGGAACGACCGCCACCCCCGACACGGTCATCAGCATGCAGCAAGTGGTGTCGTCTCCGGGGCCGGGACAATACGCCATCGATTCGGTCAACGGCTGGTATCTATTCAACGGCGCTGATTCCGGAAAGCTGGTCACCATCGCTTATGAATACCAGGGCGGCACCGGCTGCGGAAAGTTCCGCAACATGGCGCGCTTCAAGGCCTGCCCCTTCGTCCCCGTCCCCGAGACCAGCACATGAGCCCCGTGCTGTCCGACGCCGAACAGCGCGCCTGCGTCGTGGCCGAGGCGCGGTCCTGGCTGCGCACGCCCTATCACCATCACGGGCGGGTCAAGGGGGCCGGCGTCGATTGCGCCATGCTGCCCTATGCGGTCTACACCGCCTGCGGGGTGATCGCGGATTTCAACTTCGACACATCCTATGCGCCGCAGTGGCATTTGCATCACAGCGCCGAGCGCTATCTGGACATCGTGACGGCCCAGGCCCGCGAGGTCGCAGCAGCGCCCGGCCCCGGCGGCTTCGTGCTGTTCAAGTTCGGCCGCGTCTTCAGTCATGGCGCCATCGTCGTCCAATGGCCACTTATTTTGCACAGCTATATCGGTATCGGCGTCCTGATCGACGACGCCGAACGATCCGGCCTGTTCCGATATCCGAACGGCGCCCCGCGTGAGCGCCGCTTCTTCGACCTGTGGGAGAGTTGAATGGGCGGTTTATTCGGCGGCGGCGGAAGTGCTGCGACCCCGCAAGCGGCGCAGACCCCGGCGGTCGGCGCACTCAATGTCTCCACCTCGGCCTATGGCGCGGTGCTGCCCATTGTTTACGGCACCACGCGCATCTCCGGCAACATGCTGTGGTATGGCGGTTTCACCGCGATTGCCCATCAAAGCAGCGACAACAGCGGCCGGGGCGGCGGCAGCGGCGGCAAGGGAGGCGGTAGCAGTGGCGGCAGCAGCGGCGGCGTAACGACCTCTTATACCTACACCGCGTCGTTCATCGAGGCCGTCTGCGAGGGCCCCATCGTCACCATCGGCACGGTGTGGAGCAACAAGACCCTCACCAGCGTGGCGGCTTTGGGCGGCACGGTGATGACCGGAAGCACCGGGCAGGCGGCCTGGCCCTATCTGTCATCGACCGCGCCGACCGTCGCCTTGCCCTATTCCGACATCGCCTATGTCGGCCTGCCCAATTTCGACCTGGGCGGCAGCCCGAACACGCCGAATCTGTCGTTCCAAGTCGTCGGCACCCTGGCCGGCACCAGCCTGAACGGCGGCGCGGCGGCGGGGTTGGTGGTCGCGGACTTCCTCAACCGATGCGCCTTTCCGGCGGCGAAGATCGGGGATTTGACCGCCTATAACACCTATTGCCAAGCCATGAGCTTTTCCGTCAGCCCGCAACTGACCGAGCAGCAGGCGGCAAACACCACCCTGGCCGATTGGGCGACCTCGACCAATAGCGAGTTCGTGTGGTCGAGCGGCGCCTTGACGCTGGTCCCCTATGGCGACGCCACGGTTTCGGCCAATGGCTACACCTATACCCCCAACCTGACGCCGCAATACGACCTGACCGACGACGATTTTCTGCATGACGACGGCGCCGACCCGGTCATCTGCACCCGCGCCGATCTGGCCGACGCCAATAATCAGTACCCGCTGGAATTCCTCGACGCCGGCAACGCCTATAACACCGCCATCGTCACGGTGTCGGATCAAGCGCATATCGACAGCTACGGCCCGCGCCCGGCCGGAGTGGTGCAGGCGCACCAGTTCACCGACGCGACTACGGCAATGGCGGCGGCGCATCTGATCATGAAGCGGTCGCTCTGGGTGCGCGCCACCTATGAGTTCAAGCTGTCGTCCTGGCGCTATTGCCTGCTCGACGCCATGGATTACGTGTCGATCACCGACACCGCGCTAGGTCTGTCCCGCGAGCTGGTGCGCGTCACCGCCATCGAGGAGGACGACACCGGCCTGCTGACGGTGACGGCGGAAGAGGTGCCCGGCATCCTGGCCAGCCCGGCGGTCTATGCGTTTCAGCGTTCGACCGGCTTCGCCCACAATTTCAACGCCTCGCCCGGCGAAGCCAATATTCCGGTGATCTTCGAGGCCCCTGACATCCTGGCTACGACCGGGCTGGAGGTGTGGATCGCCGCATCGGGGTCGGAGTATTGGGGCGGCTGCGAGGTGTGGACATCGCGCGACGGCCAGACCTATTCCCGCGCCGGCATCGTCACCGCGCCGAGCCGCCAAGGCCGGCTGACCACCCGGCTGCCGGCCGGCGAGGCCTTTGATACCGTCAATGCCGTCGGCATCGATCTCGGCATGAGCCGGGGCAGCCTGACCAGCGCGTCGGCCGTGGATGCGGCGGCGCTGGCGAGCCTGTGCTACTGCGACGGCGAGTTGCTGGCCTATCAGACGGCGGCCCTCACCGGCCCCAACACCTATTACCTTACCGGCTTCGTGCGCGGCGCTTACGGCACCAGCATTGCCGACCATTCCGCCGGAACTCAATTCGTTCCGCTCGATAACACCATTCTTAAGATTCCGTTCCTGCCGACCGATATCGGCACGACGCTGACCATCAAGCTGCTGTCCTTCAACATCTGGGGGGCGGGCGCGCAGTATCTGGCCGATGTCGATGCTTATACCTATACGATCCGGGGCGTGGCGCTGGCCTCTCCGCTGCCCAATGTGACGGGGCTGAGCACCGCCTATGTCGCCGGCACCACCAATCTGACCTGGGCGGCGATCAGCGATTTCCGCTCTCCCATCGACTACGAAATCCGCCAGGGCCCGAGTTGGGGCAGCGGCCAGGTCATCGGCCGCACGCCGTTGACCCAATGCCCGACCTATGGCGACGGCGAATATTGGGTGGCGGCGCATTACAAAATCGCCAATGGCGGCGACGTCTATTCGGCCACGCCGCAATCGGTGATCATCACCGGGTCGCAACTGGTCAGCAACGTCATCGCCGTACATGACGAAGCGGCGACCGGCTGGGCGGGCACGCCGTCGAACCTGTCCGTCGTAGACGGCGCGCTGGAAATGGCGGCCGTCGGAGATCTCCTTCAGGTCTACGACATCCTCGGCGTTGGCGACGTGATCAGTTATGGCGGCATGATCGGTTCCGGCTCGTATCAGGTTCCGCCGGCCCATCGCGTCAATATCGGCCGCGTGGCCCCCTGTCAGGTGCTGATGAGCGGGGCCATCCGGGGGCAGAATGCTTACGACAACGTCATCCCGGTGGCCGACATGCTGGCGGTCGTCGATGTCAACGGCACGGCCAATGGGGCCTCGGTCAGCGCCACCTTGCAACTCCGCCTGTCGCAGGACGGCGCCAGCTGGGGCGGCTGGCAGACCTGGATTCCAGGGCAATACGCGGCCATGGCCTATGATTTCCGGGTGGTGGTGGCGTCGAGCGACGCCGCCGTCATTCCCATCCTGACGGGATTTGCCTTTTCGGTCGATGTGCCCGACCGCATCGATAGCTATGCCGGGCTCGCGCTGTCGGCTGCCGGCACCGCGATTGCCTATACCAGTCCCTTCAACGGCGGCCCCAACGGATCGGCCGTGCCGTACATCCAGGCCACCATCCTGGGCGCATCACCCGGCGACGACCTGATCCTGACCGGCATCACCAATGCCGGCGTGACCGCCCGCGTCGTCAATGGCGGCGCAGGCGTCGCTCGTTCCATAAATCTGACCATTCAGGGGTTCTAACGCATGACACAAAGTCCCATCGCCATCCCCACGACCGGACCCTTGCCAGGGCTGACGCTGATCACCGACATCAACGGCGCCCTGGCCACTTTGGCCACGCAATGCTCCGGCCCGGCGGCCCCGACCGCCGCTGGGCTCAGCCTAACCTCGCTGGCGGGGGTCACTTGGTACGACACCACCACCGGCACCATCTGGCAGCGCAATCAGGCCGACAGCGCCTGGATGCCGAAATTCTATGTCAACGAGACCTCCGGTGCCTGCTGGCCAGCCGATTTCGACGGCTGGGTCGCCACCGATCCGCACAGCTACGCCAGCGCCACCAGCACCACGGTGCCCGGCAACCAGACCGGCCGCTATACGGTCGGCCGTCGCTTGCGGGCGGTGGGGGCCGCTACCGGCACCATCTATGGCAAGGTGACGGCCGCCGCCTACGCATCGCCCAACACCACCGTTACCGTGACGTGGGACAGCGGGGCCTTGACCAACGAAGCGCTGACGGTCTCGACTGGGCCGGGCATCAGCGGGAAGACGCTGGATGCGTCCGCCATCGCCGGCACCAGTGCCTTGGTGGGGTTTCGCAACCGCCTCATCAACGGCGATATGCGTGTCGATCAAGTGAATGCTGGTGCTGCGCAAACCATCATAGCCGGCGCGGCCCTCGTCTACACCGTGGATCAATGGTACGCCTACTGCACCGGCGCAAACGTCACCGGCCAGCGCGTGGCCGGGTCATCCCAGACCGAATATCGGTATCAGTTGTCCGGCACAGCAGGCGTATCCGCCATTGGCTTCGGCCAACGGATCGAGACGCTAAATACTTTCGATCTGAATAACGCCACGGCAACGCTGTCCGTCGATTTGGCGAATAGCCTGCTGACGACCGTGACCTGGACCGCCTATTACGCCAATACGACGGACACCTTCGGCACCCTGGCATCGCCGACTCGCACCCAAATCGCCACCGGCACCTTCACCGTCAACAGTACGGTGGCACGTTACAGCGCGCAGATCGCCATCCCTGCTGCTGCGGCGACTGGCGTTGAGGTGGTGTTCTCTGTGGGGGCTCAGGTCGGCGGAACCTGGACTGTCGGCAATGTCCAACTTGAGCCCGGAGCGACGGCGACGGCCTTCGAGAGGCGCCCGATTACGACAGAGTTGGCACTATGCCAGCGGTATTTCCAGTGGGTGCCATTTTACTTTAGCTTCTACAGCACCGCTGGTGCGGTAGCACATACGATCCCCGCTCCTTTTCCGGTCCAGATGCGTGTTACCCCGACCTGTGCGGGCATCAGCGCCGATCCCAACACAGGGCAGGCCGCAGCTAACAACACGTCAAACACGGTTGGAGGGGTGAGTCCAACTTACGCGGCATTGTCCCTGGCATGCGGTGGTGTTGGCCTTGCGTATGTTTGGGGCTATCGCTCCGCCGCCAATGCGAGGATGTAAATAATGGTCGATTATAAGCTGACGTCCAACCCCGCCATCGTCATCCGCACGATTGATGGCGCGTCTATCCCCGCCAACGTCCCCGCCAACGTCGATTGTGCCGCCTATGCCGTATGGCTGGCGGCGGGCAACATGCCGGAACCAATCGACGCCGATGCCATCAAAGCCGCGCACAACGCCCCGATCCTGGCGCAGATCGCCGCTATCGACGTGTTCGTGCCGCGTGGGCTGGAGGACACCTGGGCGGCGATGGGCTTCGACACCACCAAGCTTCCCGCCATCCAGCAAAGCCGTCTGGCGCAGAAGCAGGCCTTGCGGACGCAGTTGCAGCTGTAACCCACCCGCCAATCCATCCCCACCCGGCCGCCGCGTGCGGCCTTTTTCATGCCCGGAAAGACCCACACCATGCCCGATAAAACCATCCCACCCGACTGGTGGCCAACCATCGTTGCCGCCGCCTGGAGCACCCTATGGGCCTTCATCGGCCGCTTGCTCTACGTCACCAACATGGTCCGCACCGGCCGTCGCCGCCGGTTCCTGACCGTTCAAACCGCCTGGGAGCTGAGCGTGGCCCTGGGCATGGGCGTCGTGGCCGGAGGCCTGGCCAATTACATCGGCCTGACCGGGCTGCCGGCGGTCGGGTTCATTTCGGCGGCCAGCTATCTGGGGCCGCATGCCATCGAAATGGGCCTGGGCTGGATGGCGCAGCGGGCGGGGGCGGTGTCGCCTTGCGCGGCGGAAACGCCGCAGGAAGAGGTGCGGTCATGACCACCCTCAACTTCACCGGCCCTGCCACCAAGCTTGCCCCCGCCGACATCGCCCGCGCCGCTCAGGCGCTGGGCTGCGACCCCGCCGCCGTCGCCGCCGTCTGTCATGTTGAATCCTCGGGTGGCGGCTTCCTGCCCGATGGCCGCCCCAAAATCCTGTTCGAGGCGCTGACCTTCCACCGCCTGACCATGAGCCGCTGGGATGCCGCCTATCCCGGCATTTCTTCGCCGCACTGGGACCGCTCGCTGTATGGTGCGCCCGGCGGCCACCAATACGACCGGATGGCCGCCGCCATGCAGCTTGACCCATCGGCGGCGCTGCAATCGGCGAGTTGGGGCCTGTTCCAGATCATGGGCGGAAATTTCGGCCGCTGCGGCTTCGTGAGCGTCGGAAACTTCGTCACCGCCATGGTCGCCGGTGAGGGCGAGCAGTTGGATGCCTTTGTCGGCTTCATCCGCTCGGACACGCGGCTGCTGGCGGCGATCCAGGGCCAGGATTGGGCGAGCTTCGCCCGGCTCTATAACGGGCCGGGCTATGCCGACAATCACTATGACACCAAGCTGGCGGCGGCGTTCGACGCGGTGCGCGCTGTGAAGGTCTGAACTCCGCCGCCGCCCGGTTCCGCCGAGGCGGTTTTTTCATGCCCAAATCCCTGAAAGGAAAACCCATGGACTGGTCCGATATCGGCTCCTTCGTCGGCAAGGCGGCCCCGCTGCTGGGCGACGTTCTCACCGGCAATATCCCCGGCGCCGCCGTCGAGGCGGGCAGCCTGATCGCTTCCGCCTTGGGCTGCGACGCGACCCCCGCCGCCGTCAACACGGCGCTGCTCGCCAACCCGGATGCCCAGGTCAAACTGGCCCAGATCGAGGCCGACCGAACGCTGCGCCTGCAAGAGCTGGCCAACCAATCCGCCGCCGCCGCGCAGCAAGCCGAACTGGCGCCGACGCTGGAGACCAACGCCACCATGCGCGTCGAGGACGGCACCGGACGCGGCTACTGGCGCGATTTCGTCGGCTATTGCTTCGGCGTGGCGTTCGCCGTCGTCACCCTGTTGTGTTGCGTCCTGGCATGGCGCGCGCTCGATACCCGCGACATGACGATCCTGGCGCAAATCCCCGTCATCGTCGGGTCGTTCATCCCGCTGTTCGGCGTGCCGGCGGGCGTGCTTGGCGTCGTCGCCCATCATGCCGGCAAGGTGAGCCAGATCAAGGCGGGGGCAGCGTAAGCAACCGTTTCCTCCCGCAAGGGGGCGTGCGGGAGGATTGAGAAAATCGAAGACAGCATATCAGAACAAAACAAAAACAAACGTGTCTTATCCAGGAGCATCGTCCATGTCGTACCCCATCCCCACCGTCACCCGCTTTCCGGTCCGGCGTCCGCGCGTCGTCGGGGACGCGATCATCCTTGGCCAAGCCACGGTTTTGGCGCGGCAAGTAGTCGAGAATGGCTGCTGGAACATCCACCGCGCCGACGATGCGGTCCTGGCGGCGCTGCTGTCGGTGGCGTATGGACGGCGCATCGGCGTCAACGACAGGGAGTTCCGCGCGGTCGTCGATGCTTCGGATATGATGCCGCGCAACCCGGCGCGGGCGGCGGAGAGGCTGAACACCCTGCCAGCCCCCCCCGGCGGGGACGGCCGAGCGTTTGGCCTTGGCCGATACCCTACTGACATCCGGCACCCCTCCCGCCGATCTGGCGACCGCGATGCGCCGCGCCCCGCTGGGCCTGC